TCGATGACCTGGCATTCCTGGTCTCGGAGATCAACTCTCGGCTGCTCTACGACCTGGCAATTTTCGAGGAGGCGCAGATCCTCAACGGGGACGGCACCGCGCCGAACCTGCGCGGCATCCTCCAGAGGTCCGGGATCCAGACCGAGGCCGGCACGGGTGCCGGTGACAATCTGGACGCAATCTTCCGGGCGGCCACAAAGGTCCAGACCGCTACCGGCATGGCTGCCGATGGCGTCGTGATCCATCCGGACGATTACCAGGTATTCCGCCTGATGAAGGATGGAAACCAGCAGTACTACGGCGGAGGTCCCTTCACGGGTGCCTATGGCAATGGCGGGGGCGTCCCGATCGAGCCATCGGTCTGGGGCCTGCCGACCGTCGTGACGGCTGCCATTGCGGCCAAGACCGTCCTGGTCGGCAATTTCCGGCAGGCCAGCACCGTCTACCGGAAGGGCGGCGTGACCGTCTCCTCGACCAATTCCAACGTGGACGACTTCGAGAACAACATCGTCACCGTCCGCGCAGAGGAGCGTCTCGGGCTGGCCGTCCGGGTGCCGGCTGCCTTCGTCAAGATCACGCTGACCTGATATGGCCGGCCTGTCGGAGGCGGTTGTCGAGATCGACCAGGATCTGTTCTACACATTCCTGCTCGACGCCGGGGATCTCGCCGAGACCGGCGGGATCGCGCTCGCCTCGCCCATCCTCGGGGCGCCGGTTCCTGCCACCGCAGAGGCCGGCTCAGCGCCGTTGACGGTCAATCTGCCGGGCACCGGGTACCTGGAGGGGTTGGCGCGCGTCACATTCGGAGGTCAGGCCATTGCCTCGACCTGGGTCAGTTCCTCGGTGATGCGAATCACCGTCGATCCCACGAAGGTTGAGGAGGCCGGAACGGCCGAGATCCGGGTCTGGCATTCCGGCCTGAAGTCCGGGCCGCAGACCTTCACCTTCACCGATCCCGCCGAGTAGATACTCGGGTCGGCTGCCGACCATGCCCGGAGGCAGCCGGCCCGACTCCAAGGAGACACCATGGCACGCAAGGTAATCCGCGAACCGGAAGAGCCGATCGAAACACACACGACCGATGAGACCCGCGCCGGCGCAACCACTGTCGCGAGTTCCGACCTGGGCGAATACGAGATCGACGGGCGGACGTTCCTCCTCTCGGCAGAGGAGGCCAAGGCTCGTGGGGCCAAGGCCGTTCGGCCCAGCAACAAGGCGGTCACGCCCGAAAATAAGTGAGGCTAACGGTGTCCGGACCTACCCCTCTTCCGCCGCTCGCAACCAGAGAGCAATACGAGGCGATGACCGGGCAGACGGCACCGGCCAACATCGATGATCTACTCAACGCCGCATCGGCCGGCATCCGCCGATTCTGTGGCTGGCATATCGCGCCGAACATCGTGCAGGATCTCGTCCTCGATGGTGAGGGCGGGCGGACCCTCATCCTGCCGACCCTGAAGTTGACCGGAATCACGTCCCTGGTCGAGGTTTCCGGGGACTGGTCCTGGACGGCCGATCCGCTGGTCGACCTGACCTGGTCATTCACCGGCCGGGTGCGCAAGCGGTCGGGATGCTGGACCCTCGAGTTGGCCGGCATCACCACGACGATCAGCCATGGGTTCGACCTGGCCGATGTCGGCGACCTGAGTCAACTGGTCCTCGGGATCGTTGCGAGGAATGTTGCCAACCCCTATGGCTACACGGCTCAGGCGGTCGGAGGCGTGAGCATCTCGATGCCGGCGTCATCCGCCGGAGGCGCAACCGGGGTCAGTCTGACGGAACCTCAGGCCGTGCTCATCGCCTCCTATGCGCTGGAGCGCAAGCCATGAGCACGCTCTCGACCATCGGACCGGGAAAACTGCCGGCCGGCATCGCGAACCAGTCGATCCAGATCGCTCGGCCGGTGACCATGAGCGTCCATGGGTCGGAGGTCGCCGACTGGTCGCAGGAACCGGCGGAGATCGTGACCGTCCTCGGCTGCTCGGTCCAGCCGATTGCCGGGGACGAGGATCGGGCCCATCGGGATCAACTCGGCGCGCGGATCCGCCTGTTTACACCGGCTGGGGTGGCCATAGGCGCACTCGACCGGGTGTGGCTGGTGGATCACCCCGGGGAGTCCTTCCGGGCGGTCTCAGAGGCGATGACCTGGAGTCCGGGGTTCCTCGATCACGTCCAGTTCCTACTTGCGGCATGGGAGGGATGATGGCGCCGAATCGTGATTCGCGCGGTCGGTTCGTGGCCGGGGCCGGAGCGCAGCCGAGTGGATTCAAGCTCGGAAAGGTCGAGATCAAACTGAACTCGGAGGAGATCAAGCGGTTCCTCCAGACCGATGAGGGGATCACCAAGGATGTGCAGGCCCGCGCCGACAACATCCGGGATACCGCCGAGTCGGCGATGGGCGCCCCGCCGAGACGTGCTGCGGAGCACTTCAACTCGGCCACTTGGGTAGGCAAGGATCGCGTCCATGGCCGCGTGAAGACGGTCAGCCATGAGGCCAGAGTGGCGGAGGCGGAGCAGCATGTTCTGACGCGCTCCCTCGATGCCGGGCGGAACGCATGATCGTCGACCCCGACAGCGAACAACTCCTGATCGACTACTTGGCGGAACGTCTTCCGCCTCTGGGTGTCGACTGGCCGGTCGGCGATCGGGCGCCGATCGGCCCAACCTCCTACATCGTCCTCATCCGGACCGGTGGCGCGAGACGGGATCTCGTCACCGACCAGGCGCAGATCACCATCGACACCGTCTCCGGGGACAACGGCTCGGCCGCCCATGTGGCGAACCTGGTGCGGGCATTGATCAACGACCTCTGGGGAGGGGTCACGCTGGGTGGCCATCCGGTCTACCAGGTGAGCGAACTCTCCGGTCCCTATAGCAATCCGACGCGAACCGATCTCTTCCGGTATTCGCAATCGTTCCTGGTGGCAATCCGTGCCGCGCAGGTTGTCTCAACCAAGGGAGTCATGCAATGACAACTCCAGTAGGGGAACTCGATGCCGGCCTGATCTATGTCGGCTCCCCGGATCGGGTGGCCGGTGCCATCATGTCCGCACCCAAGGGAACCGCCCTGCCAACCGATGCCTCGACGCCGGTCGGCGCGGGGTTCGAGGATTCCGGCTACATCTCAGAGGACGGCGTCACGATGGCGGACGCCCAGACCTGGAACGATGTCAAGGACTGGGGCGGAGATACCGTCCGGCGGATCAAGTCCGAGTCTCAGGTCACGTTGGCGTTCTCGTTCCTGGAGATCAACGATCGGTCGGCCAAGGCGGCGTTCGGCGACGACAATGTCACCGATACCCTTGGTGCGCTGGAGATCCACCTGAACGTGAAGGAGGCCCCGCGCAAGGCCTGGGTGGTCAATATGCTGGACGGCGAACGGCATATGCGGATCACCGTGGCCGATGGCCAGATCACCGACCGAGGGGATCTCACCTTCACCCGGACCGGCGCGGTCCTCATCCCGGTGACCCTGACGTGCTACCCGGATGCCAACGGGGATACGGCTATCTGGTATGCGGAGCCGGCCCCCGTCGGACCCTGATCGAGAATAGGACTCATGAGATATGACCGCAAAGTTGGCCAAGGCCAAGACGAATAGCCCGGTCGGACCGGGTAGCAGCGAACCGTTCACCTATACCACCGATTCCGGGGTGGAGATCACGGTAACCTCGCTGGCCAAGCCGTTCCGGACGGCGGGCGAACTCCGCCGGATGAGGTCGCAGCCACCGATCGAGATTGCCTACTTCGTGATCGAACGGGACTGCAACAAGGAGCAACTCGCGGCCATCGATGAGATGGGTTTCGAGGAGTTCAACGAGAAGTTCTCCCGGCAGTGGGCCGAGCATTCGGGGATCGACCTGGGGGAATAGTTGGCCTCCTCTGCATGTCCGCCGAAAGGTGGCGGGCATTGGAGGCTGACCTCCTCCGGGCGGGGTATACCCTGGACGATTACCCGGATCGATTGTCGTTGCGCGCCATCGCGTCCGCATGGGAGTATGCCGTGCCAGGATCTGCCGTCTACCGGTTCGAGAAAGGCCCTAAGGCGGAGTGGTCCTACACACAGGAGATCCTGGCCGGCATCCTCTTCGTCCTTCAGGCTGCCAACTGGCAGCGGGCGGGCAATAAGACGGCGCCGAAACCGAAACCGATGACCCGACCGGGTGAATTGCCGGAGGGTACGAAGCGGATTACCGGCGAGCCCATGAGCATCGCAGAGTTCCGGAGACGTTGGAAGGCAGGGTAATCCATGGCCGGCAAGGCGACGATTGCCAACGCCTACGTCCAGTTGATCCCGACGTTCGACGGCGTGCAGGGCGCCATCGGTAGCGCATTCAGGAACGTCGACCTCGACAGTGCCGGCCAGGCAGCCGGTCAGGGGTTCGCCGGTGGCGTCGGCAAGGCGATGAAGGCCGTCGGCGGGATCATGGCCGGCGCGTTTGCCGCCGGCAAAGTCAAGGACATCCTCGCCGATTCCATCGCGCAGGCAAGCGATCTCAACGAGGTTGCCACCAAGACCAACCAGATATTCGGCGATGCCTCCGGCGGGGTCGAGGAGTTCGCCAAGAAGGGTGCCAAGTCCCTCGGCCAGTCCAACCTGGCCGTCAAGAACGCGGTGGCCGGATTCGGCGTCTACGGCAAGGCTGCCGGCCTGGCCGGCAAGGACAACGTCGAATTCTCAACGGGTCTGACCCAACTCGCTACCGACATGGCCTCGTTCTCCAACACGAGCGTCGAGGAGGCGACGGCGGCACTGTCCTCCGGCCTCCGGGGCGAGGCGGAACCCCTCCGGGCCTACGGCGTCCTCCTGGACGACGCGAGCCTGCGAAACGAAGCGCTGGCACAAGGTCTCATCACCACGACCAAGGATGCGCTGACCCCGCAACAGAAGGTCTTGGCCTCGCAAGCCTTGATCATGAAGCAAACCGCCGATGCGCAAGGCGACTTCGAGCGGACGAGCGGCGGGCTGGCGAACCAGCAGCGGATCCTGTCCGCCTCGCTGGAGGATACCAAGGGGAAACTGGGCGAGGCATTCCTGCCCGCCATGACGGCCGTCGTGACCGGCCTGAATACCTATCTCTTCCCCGCCCTCGATACCGCCGGCAAGGCCATCGGCGACTTCTGGTCCCTGATGAAGACCGGCGACTTCACCGGCCAGTTCGGACTGGAGGAGGACAGCCCGATTATCGGCGGGCTGTTGACGTTTCGGGATCTGGTCAAGGATATCGGCGGTCAGTTCATCGGAACCATCGGCGGAGCATTTCAGGACTTCCTGCCGGTCCTCAAGGAGGTCGGCGGCACTCTTGGCACCGGCCTGGTCTCGATGTTCCAGGAGTTGTGGCCGGCCATCAAGGAACTCGTCGGCCCGGTGCAGACTCTCCTATCGGCGTTCAACCCGATGTCGTTGATATTCAAGGTGATTGCGCCTCTACTGCCGCAACTCGCTACCCTGTTCGCCGATATCGGGAACGTCGTGGCGAAAGGTCTGGCGCAAGCCCTGAGGGCCGTCGCTCCGCTGTTCCAGAAGATAGCCGATGTGATCAACCGCCTCTTGCCGTTCCTGACGGACTTGGTGGCCAAGCTCCTGCCCCCGTTGGCTACCCTGCTCGGCAAGATCGCCCCGCTGTTCGATGCCGTCCTCGGTGCGCTGATGCCCGTTGTGGACCAGATTGTTTCGGGTCTCATGCCGGTCCTGGACGCGCTGATGCCCGTCGTGGAACGGGTTTTCACGTTCATCGCGGATACGATCACGAATCTGATGACGGTATTCGGTGGCGTGATCGATCTGATCACCGGAATTCTGACCGGCGATTGGTCGAAAGCCTGGGAAGGCATCAAGTCGATCTTTACCGGAATCTGGGACCAGATCAAGAATATCATCGGAACGGTGATCGATGTCGCCATCCAGGTATTCACGAATCTGGTGCCGACGATCTGGAATACCCTGTCACAATGGATGCAATTCCTGAACGACAAGGGGAACGAATTCCTCGGTTGGCTCTGGCAGGGGATCAAGGATGCGGCCGTGGCCGTGTTCGACTGGTTCTGGCAGCTACCCACTGCGCTCTGGGCTTCGATCTCCGGGGCTTGGCAGATCGCCGTGGCCTGGGGACGCGATCTCGTCACCTGGATCTGGCAGGGGACCGATGGGACCGGCGGAATCAAGGGCATGTGGAATGCCGTCATCCAGTGGTTCCGGGATGCGCCCGGCAACCTCTGGTCGAGCATCTCCGCTATCTGGACCCAGGTCGTTTCCTGGGGCCGAGACCTGATCACCTGGATATGGCAGGGTACCGATGGTACCGGCGGTATCAAGGGAATGTGGGCCAATGCCGTTCAATGGTTCAAGGATCTGCCCGCCAACCTCTGGGCATCGATCTCCTCGTTCTGGAACAAGGCCACCGAGTGGGGCGCGCAACTGATCAACTGGGTCAAGGACGGGATCACCACCACCGCCACCACGATCTGGAATTACTTCACCGGCGACATCACCGATAAGAACTCGTTTCTCGGTGGGATCTGGAATGCCATCCTCGGTATCAAGGACAAGATCATCCAGATCGGTAAGGACTTTGTCGGCTGGATTATCGAGGGCGTCAAGCAGGTCGCCGAGAACATCTGGAAGGCCATCACCGACGCATTCACCGGCCAGGCCAACACCTTTGCCGAGAACCCGACGCAATACATGGGCATGGTGGCCAAGGGCGGCCTGGTCGGCGACAACATCGTGATGCTGGCCGGCGGTGGCCGATGGCTGGATCACCCCAAGGGGCGGATCCACGGATCGGGATCGGACATCTCAGATACCGTTCCGGCCTTGGTATCTCCGAATGAGTTCGTGGTCCGCGCGGCCATGGCGCGGCGGTATTACACCGACCTCCTCGCCATGAACGCCGGCAAGTATGCGGAGGGTGGTACCGTCCAGTTCATCCCCGGACTGATGGACTCGTTCAAGGCAACGCTCACTGCGGCAATGGACTTCGGCTCCAAGGTCACCCAGAAGCTCGCCGACGAGGCGCAGAAGGGCGCTCAACAGCCGATCGGCGCCACGCCGAACGGGGCCAAGGTCAACTCCTACGATCCCTCCTCGTTCGGCTGGATCCGGGGCGGCAATATCAACGGCGGGTACAAATGGAACGGGATCGGGTTCCCCGGTGGCGTGGCCGGCGGGACCGAGGGCACCTGGAACCAACTCCTGAACGAATTGGTGCCCAAGATTCCGGGAGGTATTGGCGGAGGCGGCAACTGGGGCTACGAGATGAGGAACATTGCCGGCAGCGGCAACGCCTCGTTCCACTCGTACGGCCTCGCGCTGGATATCAATGCCCCGCAGAACGGCCGGGGTCTGCCCGGATATGGCCGCGCCGGTAACGGCGTGATCCCCGGTGAACCGGCGCATGCCATCGCCGAGAAGCTCGGGATGGAGTGGGGCGGAGATTGGTCCTTCACCGACCCGATGCACTTCGAGATCCACCTACCGCCGTCCGCCCTCGGCGCGGTCGTAGGAACGACCTCAGGACCCGGCAATGGCGGTATCCTGGGCGGTCTCGTCCAGATCATCCGGAAGAAGCTCGGGCTGGACATGATCTCACCCGGCGGTGGCGGCAGCAGTGCCGATCCGCCTCCGGTGGCCGGTGGCAAGTGGGACGCGAATGTGGAACGCTGGCGCCCGACCGTCCTCGAAGCTCTGCGGTTGGTCGGCCAGGCTCCCGGATTCGCCGACTATGTCCTGAACCAGATCAGGTCCGAAAGTTCAGGCGACCCAAGGGCTATCAATTTGTGGGATTCGAACGCCAAGAAGGGAATTCCGAGCAAAGGCCTCATTCAGACCATTGATCCGACATTCCAGGCGTATCGATTGCAAGAGTTGCCGAATGACGTTTACCATCCGCTGGCCAATATCGTCGCCGGCATCCGCTACGCCATTGCCCGTTACGGCAGCATTGCCAAGGGCATGCGCGGCGTTGCCTATGACGACGGCGGATGGCTGATGCCATGGCAACGGACGGCTCCGCTGAACCTCCTCGGCCAGCCGGAACCCGTTCTGACCCCGCGTCAATGGGATATCGCAGAGGCAGCGATTGCCGATGTGTCGGCCGGACGAGGCCGGCGTGTCGACATGACCGTCAACCAGCTACCGGGCCAATCCGCTGCCGAACTCGCGCGAGAGATCGACCGGCGGTTGGCGTTTGCCGGAGGGAGGGCCGCGTGAGCGAGCCGATCCAACAGCAGACGATTACGATCGATGACTTCGTGGCCTATGACTTCGTGGATCCTCCGGCGGATGTCGAGGGAAACACCTACGTCTGGCAGAACATCGAGGGATGGTTCGGTGGGATCGGCGTCCGGGGAGCGCCGATCGACCGGCCGATGAGTGACGGAGCATTCGATGGTCCCGCGCCGTTCGAGGGGCGGACCGTGACGATCTCCGGCACATTGCTGGCCAAGACCAGGGGCGGATTACAGCATGGCCTCGACCGCCTGGCCGGCATCCTCTCCGGCCAGGTCCGCCGAGCCACCCTGGTGGTCGACGAGACCCAGCGGGGCGCCTCTAGGCAGGCTGAGGTCCGTTTAGGCGGACCAACGATGATCGATCGGCTCAGCACGTACCAGGCGGACTGGTCGCTCGTCCTCTTCAGTCCTGACCCGCTCCGCTACGGCACCAGCGCCCATACCATCACCATCCTGCCGTTCGCACCCGGCAGCGGTCGAACCTACAATCTGATCCCGAATCGGCATTACGGGGCGAACAGCCGGAACGGCATCGGCACGGTCACCAATGCCGGCAATACGAATACCCCGCTGGTGATCACCTTCATCGGCCCTTGTACGAACCCCGGCCTCCGGATCGTCGGAGGCGACCAGATCCAATATATGGGTTCGCTCTCGGCCAGCGAACAGGTGGTGATCGACACCCAGAAACGGACGGTCCTGTTGAACGGCGCCAACCGGAGGCGGAACCTATCGGCGGCATCCCGCTGGATCTCCGCCCCGCCCGGATCGACGCAGGTCTACCACTGGGTCGACAACGTCAACAAGACCGGATCCTGCCTGGTGCAATGGCGGGATGCCTGGTCATGATCGGCGACTGGACGTTCTACACCTGCGAACTGA